ATGGGCAACCTGCCTATGCCAGTCACGCTTCACCGCATTATGCAGCTGCTGGGCTGTGGCAGGGCGCAAGTCGCGTGAGTTCTTCAGGCATCCTGTACGACGCAGTCACCAAGGTTAAAAACTCCTTGACTGCTCTAAACCTTGTGCCTATCACTGACCCTCGTAACGCGCGCCCAATGTCCGTGCTGATCCAGTTGCCCACCGTCACAGCGTTTACTTACAACGTGGGCGACATTCGACTCACCCTCAGCGTCCTCGCACCGCCTCCGGGCAACCAAGACGCAGGCGATTATCTCATGACTATCGCCGACCAAATAATGAACTCACCAATCGCGGTCACGGATCTTCGTCCGGGCCTCGTTTCAGTAGGGGGGCAAGACCTGCCTTCCTATGACCTAACCGTTGCTGTAGCCGTACAGCGCAACTAAAAGGAGCCCTCATGGCTGCATCATCAACATTCCTGTCCAACGCGACAATCAACATCACCCAAGGTGCTACGACGTACACCTCAATCGGAAACAACGCCAACCAATGCACCGTCACAGTGGGCAGTGACCCCCTCGAAATCACCGCCTTCGGGGATAACGGCCACATCATGCGCGCTGGCTTGCAAAGTGTGGACGTGTCAATCACGTTCTTTCTTTCGTACGGTGGCACAGGCGCAACCTCCGAGGTCGAGACTGCTCTTGCAGCGATGGTTGGTCAGGGCAACACCACTCTGATTATCTCGCCATCTGGCACCACCGAAGGCCCAGCAAACCCTGAGTACACCATCACCAACTGCATGCTCGCTGACTTCACCCCCATCAACTCAACCGTGGGTGAAATTGCGACTGTCACAGCTCAGTTCACTGGTGGCACTTGGGTGCGCGACGTAACGCCGTAAACACAGAAATCATTTAGGAGAAACAAATGAAACTGACATTGGAAGTAACAGAGCAGGACGGCAAGTACACACTTGAAACCAACCTGTTCGTCATCATTGCGTGGGAACGAAAGTTCAAACGCAAGATCTCGGACTTGTCTAACGGCATCGGGATGGAAGACCTCGCGTTTATGGCGTATGAGTGCTGTAAACAAAAGAACATCCCGGTGCCTATGGTCTTTGACGATTACATCAAACGCCTTGTCAACATTGACGTGCTTGACGAGGAAACCGTAAACCCTACCGACGGGGCAGTTACCACCGAGTCCTAGCAGAGCTGCTACTGGCGACGGGTTACTTCCCCCCCCAAATACCCTTCGATATCGAGATGCTGGAAACAGTGCTTGCTATCTCTCACGAAAAGCCACAGCAATGACGCAAGTATCAATGAAAGTAGAAGGCATCAACGAAGCCATCCGCTCTCTTAATAAATTGGAACCTGGTCTGCGTAAAAAGTTTAACGAAGAAGCAAGGACTATTGCAGCGCCTGCTGTAAACGCTGTACGCGACGGTTACAAATACATTGCTCTCTCTGGCATGAATAGAACTTGGCAAGGCCCAGCTGTTAAGGGTCGCAAAGTGTTCCCGATGACTGTGGCTAAAGCTCGTAAGGGAGTGGACGTCACCTTTAACACTGATCGCAAGTCCACAGGCGTCATCAACATCATTCAACGAGATCCCGGTACGGCCATCTTTGAAACCGCTGGACGCAAAAACAAAAACCCTCTTGGTAAATCTTTAGGGTCTATTCAACCCGGTCGTACTCGTCTGCTCGGCCCAATTGTTTACTCGCGTAGAGCAGAGATTGAAAAAGTGCTGTATGCGATGGCGCTTAAAATTGTAAACAAGATTGACAGAGAGTTGCGCTGATGCTTGGTATTCCTATTGTTTCCTCGTTTGACGGCAAAGGTATTCAAAAAGCAATTAAGGCTTTTAAGCAACTTGAAACCAACGGTCAAAAGGCTGCTTTTGTTTTGAAGAAGGTTGGTCAGGCTGCTGCGCTTGGTTTTGCTGCTGTTGGTGTTGCAGCTGCTACTGCTGGCAAGTTTATGTTGGACTTTGCAAAGATGGCTCGAGAAGACCAAGTTGCGCAGGTGCAATTGGCTGGCACTTTACGGCAAACAACCAAGGCGACCGATGCGCAGATTGCAGCCGTCGAAGATTACGTGGACGTCACGCAGAGGGCAACGGGCGTCGCCGACGATCAGCTCCGTCCAGCTATGGGTCGTTTGCTCAGGTCTACTAACAGTGTCCAGAAGTCTCAGAAACTGCTCAATTTGGCGCTCAATATCAGTGCCCGAACTGGTAAGCCGTTGGAGGCTGTAGTCAATGGTTTAGCGCGTGCGAGCGAGGGTCAGACTTCAGCGCTCGGCAAGTTGGGTCTCGGCTACGACAAGGCAGAACTCAAGGCTAAATCTTTCAACACAATCCAAAAAGAATTAACCGACCAGTTTTCAGGTGGCGCAGCAGAGAAAGCTGCAACTTACGAAGGCACGATGGCGCGCCTAAAGATTACTTTTGACGAACTTAAGGAGTCCTTGGGGCTTTACATTTTGCCCGGGCTTCAACAACTTGCTGACGGGGCTATTAAGGTCGCTGACGCCTTTGGTAAAAAGGGCTTTGCTGGCGGTGTTGAAGAACTTAAGTTCCAGCTGCAGTTTCTTTTGTACAACGCTGACGGCAGTTTGAACGCAATCGGTCAACAAATCAACAGCCTTCTCAATGTGTTCAACAGCATTGCCCGTATCAAAAACCTATACAACTTTGCAACGTTCAAGCCGTTGGCAGAAATCATTACTACGGGTGGCACTGACTTCTCGTTTAGCGCTGGCACACGTTCGGGTTTTGCGGAAACAATTGACCCGACACAAATGCAACAACGTCGACGCGGTGTAACCGCCACTCAGGGCCTAGGTGCTTCTAACTACATCCGTCAGAACCCAGGCAGTGTAAACATTGAAGTGAAGGTTGCGCCGACTTCTGATCTTGCAGCTGTGGGCCGTGAAATTGAGAAGGCGCTGGTCGCTGCAGGTCGTACTGGTATTCGCATGGGTGGGCCTAAAAAGTAATGGCTTATCCAACTCCTGTCGTCCAGATTGCGTTTGATGACGGCCCGTATGTCGTGTCGCCTACTTGGACTGACGTCACTTCGTACGTTCGTGAAATGACCACCGACCGTGGACGGTCTGACGATTGGGGAACCTTTGACGGGTTTGCTTCGGTGGTGTTGTCTAACCGTGACCGACGCTTTGACCCGTTTAATACGTCAGGGCCGTACTACGGCAAACTGTTACCGCGTCGCCAGATCCGCATTCTTGCTATTGACCCGAACACGATGGTTTCTCATCCTGTGTTCCGTGGGTTTGTTGCCGGGTGGCCTCCTGTGTGGACTGACGCAGGCAAGGACTCGACGGTAACCTTGGCGTGTTTTGACGCTATGGGTTTGCTGGCATCTGATGCTCAGCCTGTCGACTGGAGTCATTCCTACATCCTGTCCACGTCGCCACGCCACTACTGGCCGTGTGATGAGCCTGTGACCCCGTTTGTCGCTGGCAGTGTCCTAAAGGACTACGGCTCATACCCACTCAACGCCATTTCTACTGTCTACGCATCTAACGGTGACCAACTTGCAGCTGGGCTTGTCAACTCATCTATCCAAGGCACCACGCTCCCATCAGCTGCATCAGCCGAAGGTGCTCTCTCCACCACGGCCAACTACTCCGCTGCGTTCTGGGCAATCTTTGACCCCGAAACCATCTATCAGCCCGGTGGCATCATGGGCAACACCGCTTTCAGCGTTGAGTACGAACCCTCAACTAGCACCTACTTCCTAAACGTTTTTAGCGGTTATGACTCACGCCAGCATGGCTATCGCACTGTGTCCACGTTTGACGGTGGCACCGCTCGACACTTTGCGTTTACATTCCAACCCGTCGGGCACGTTGTTACCTTCTATGTTGATGGTGTCCTTCAGACAATGACCGAACCTGTCCACAGTGGTATCACTTGGATCCCTGCAAAAGAAAGTTTCACTTTTGGCACTGGTCAGGTTCAGCAGTTCATCGTGTGGGACGGCATACAAACACAAGCGGTCTTCCAAGAGATCTTTAAGTACTCAACCGTTGCTTTTTCTGAGTCGACTGCTGCACGGTTTAACCGCCTTATCGCTAACACTTCGTT